CAACTTGGGCTGCTGTAGGTGGTGGTGTTGAGACCATAGCTAAAGCTACAGGTACTAACCCAATAACACTAAGCGGTACATCAGATGTATTAATCGGCATTACTCAAGCAACAACAAATGTAGACGGTTTTTTAACCAGCACTGATTGGAATACATTTAATAACAAAACAAGTAATCTTGGTACAGTAACCAGCGTTGGGTTATCAATAGATACCAACGACGCTCTTGATATATCAGGTACTAATCCTGTAACAAGTTCTGGCACTATAGATTTAGAATGGCAAGGTGATTCAGCGCAAGTTGTTTTAGGCTCTGGTGAACTAGGAGATTATAAATCAGGGACAGTAACTGAGATAGAGTTAGCTATAGACAACTCAACTGCATTAGCTGTAGCGGGAGATAATCCTATAACAAGTTCAGGTACTATAGAGCTTGAATGGCAAGGAGCATCAACCGAATATGTAACAGCTGATGGTGGTAAAGTTAGTATACCTACTACAGATAGCTATAACTTTTGGAAATTATCAGATGGCACTAATACTACAGATATAACTACAGAAGCTACAGCTACTTTTAGCGGAACAACAAGTGAGATTACAGTAGGTGAGTCTGGTGGTACAATAACTATTAGTCAACCAGATGATGTTACAATAGGTAGAGATTTAGCCGTAACAAGAGATTTAGATGTTACCGGTGATTTAGATGTTAACGGCGTAAGTGATTTAGATTCATTGGCTGTAAAAAATAAAGCAACATCAGCTGCAACAGCTGGATCAGATGCTGCTACCACATTAACCACTAAAGGTTATGTAGACAGTTTAACAAGCGGACAATTAATTTATGCAGGAGGTTATGATGCAAGTACAGATCCACCAACAGGTGCATCAATATTACAAGGTTATACATATGTTGTAACAACAGCTGGTAGCGGTGCGGGTGGAACATACTGGTCCACACCATTAGCTATAGGCGATTTAATTATAGCTACAGTTGATAATCCAAGCGCTGAATCAGACTGGACGGAAGTTAACAAAAACGTTGCAGAAGCTACATTAACAACAATTGGTGAAGGTAATGTAAATCCAGGTGAAGGAATAGATGTATCATACTCAAATGGTACAGCAACAGTTTCAGGTGAAGATTCAAGTGCAACTAATAAAGGTATTGTAATAGTCGAAGGTGGAACAAACATAACTGCAACCTATGATAACTCTGGAACAGTTACCTTAGATGCTGATTTAGCTGGTACAGTAACAAGTGTAGGATTAAGTATAGATAATACAGATGCTTTAGATATAGCAGGTACTAATCCTGTAACAAGTAGCGGCACCATAGATCTTGAGTGGCAGGGTGATTCTTCTGAATACGTTGATGGTTCTGGTGCATTACAAAATTTTCCAACAATACCACAAGGTGATATAACTAAAGTTGATGTTACATCTCCAATAAACGGTGGTGGTACTTCAGGTGATGTTACTATAGGTATAGATAATGCAACACTAACGGCAGTAGGTGCAGCATCTATAGCAGCTGGAACAGGTATTAGCGTGTCTGTATCAAACGGTAAATTTACAGTAACAAATTCAGATCCAGGTTCTACAGCTTCAAATGGCGAAAGATATTCACTTGGCGCAACTTCAGGAGCGGTAACCGCAAATGGAACAGTAGGTGGTGCAACATCTTGGACAATAAACACGGTCACAGACTTAGGTAAATCAGACGCTAAAGATGTTACTTGCGAAGTAATTGAGTCTACGGGTGGTGGAACTGTTTTTACAGATGTAAAAAGATCAAGTGGCACCTTAACAATAACATTTAATGGAACTGTCGCAAACGATGTTTTCGAAGCAATTTTAATAGCAATATAATATAATGCCAAAACTTTTAAATTCCACAGAGTTAACGGGGGATTTTACAGCCAATACAGACCAGTTCTTTATAGATCAGAGCAGTGGTTTTATTGGCATAGGTGAAACTAACCCACTCTCTCAATTACATATAGCGGATTCGTCTAGTAATACATCTGGTATAAAATTTACAACAGTAAATGGAGGTACTAATGATGCTGTTAATATGCACTTTCAGGGTTCTCAACCATTTGCTCCTTTTTATATATCTAGAAAAAGTACAGGAGGTGCAGAAATACAACTTCAGTTCGATGGAGACATAATATTAAATGGAAGTAACGGAGATAACACAGGAATAGGCACGACGCAACCACAACAAAAATTACACGTAAATGGAAGCATTTTATGTGGTAGTAATTTATATTTTGGTTCTGGTACCTCAAATTCTATATCCGGCACAGGTGGTGCCTTAAACTTTAGAACAAATAGTTCTGATGTTATGCTTTTAAAATTTGGTGGTGATGTAGATATATTTAACGGTTTAAATGTAACAGACAATCTTTCTGTAGGTGGCATATTGCAAGTAAAAGATCAAATAGATTTATACGAAGACGGTAATGCGACAACTATAAGAGGTGGTATAGCCATAGGCACCTATGGTAATTATTCAACAGTAACTAATTTTACAAATGATGTAGCATTTTCTTTTAATAATAGAATATTTTTAAGTTCAACTGATCAATCATCAATACAAGCTGATTTAACCGGAGGCTTTAATTCTACTGAAGTGTGTAATTTTGTTATGACTGATTTAACAGGTACAGGCAATAATTACGCCAACTTAGAACTTAAGCAGATGAGTGTATCATCAAGCGGAAGTAGTAGGACTACAAATACTGCAATTAAATTTGCTAATGGTAGTAATGGAATAAAAGGAACTGTAACCTTTGGTAATGGAGGTACAAGTTATAACACTACTTCTGACTATAGATTAAAAGAAGATTTTAAAGACTTTAACGGACTAGACCTTGTATCTGACATTAATGTATATGATTTCAAATGGAAAGAAGGTGGAAGATCTTACGGGGTTAAAGCTCATGAATTACAAGAAATAAATGAAGACTGGGCTACTGGCGAAAAAGATGAGGTTGGAGAAATAAAATCTGAAGACGGAACACACGTTGAAGGTATTATACCTCAACAAGTAGATTATAGCGTATTAGTACCTGTTTTAGTAAAAGCAATACAAGAATTGCAAGAAGAAATTAAATTACTTAAAAATTAGGTAATTATATAACCATAAATAACAATTAAAACCAAAACCAAAATGACACTATTTTACCAGACTAATTCGTGGGCTAGTCAACCACAACCAACAGAAAAATCCATAGAAACCTGGAAACATGCGGCAGATAAGAAAAATTGGCGTATTACCCAATTACCAAATGGATATTATCAAACAGAAATAAAGCATGCAGAATCTAATGATTGGCATGATGTTACAAGAAGAGAAACATTAGATGGAGCTGAATCAGCAATCGATGGATCTATTTCACATTATCAAAAGAAAATTGACTACATTTCTGGACCGAAAGTTGTAAAGACATTCGAATAAAAATCAAATAAAATTTAATTAAATGGAATTTAAATTACCAAGTCAGATTGTCAAAGATCTGAATTTCGGCGATGAAGCGCGAAATAAAATAATGGCCGGCGTTAATAAATTAACGGACGCAGTGAGGTCCACTCTTGGAGCCTCTGGAAAATGCGTTATATACGAAGACGCTATGGGCCGACCGGTGATAACAAAAGATGGTGTAACCGTTGCGGAAAGCGTAGTCTTGATAGATCCGGTCGAAAACATAGGAGCGACTTTAATTAAAGAAGCGGCCACTAATACAGTAAGAGAAGCAGGAGACGGTACAACGACAGCTACCGTCCTTGCACACTCTTTGTTACACAATATAAATTCATACGCAGGTGAAGAAACGATTAGAGACATTAAAGACGGCATTTCTGAATGCCATAAAGAAATTTTGGTATATCTTGATAACGCCAGTATTCCGGTTAAAGATGACATGCTTAAACAAGTTGCTTATATTTCATGTAACAATGACTCTACTCTTGGAGAAAAAATCGGCGAAGCTTTTGAAAAAGTTGGAAAGAATGGGATCGTTCTGATGGAAGAGTCAGAAACAAATGAAACTTATGTTGAATTTGTTGATGGCGTACAATTTGATTCAGGAATGAAATCAACTTATCTGATAACAGATAAAAGCAAAGGCACTTGTATATTAGACAACCCTTACGTATTAATAGTAAGTTCACCGATACCAAATATAAGACGTATACAAAGTATACTAGAGTTTGTTATAAAAAACAAAAAACCCTTATTAATAGTTGCAACATTAGAAGCTCAACCGTGGGCTACTTTAGTTGCTAATAATGCTAAAGGTAATATAAAAGTAAACATAGTTGACCTGCCCGGTTTTGCAACAACAAAAGAAGATTCAATAGAGGATCTAGCAATACTAACAGGGGCTAAAGTAATTAATGAAGAGCTTGGCGATGATTTAGATTTAATTCAGCCAGATTGTTTAGGTCAAGTTGCGAAAGCAGTTACCGATCACAAAACTACGACATTGCAAGTATCCGAAGCAAATGAAGAAGTTGCTTTAAGAATAATGAATGTTGAAAAGAAAATAAAAGACGAAAAGAACGGCTATTTAAAAAAGAAATTAGAGCAGCGTTTATCTATGCTAACCGGTAAGGTTGGAGTAATTCACGTAGGGGCTGATTCTAAAGTAGAGTTAAAAGAAAAGAAAGATAGAGTAGAAGATGCTTTGCACGCTACAAAAGCTGCATTACAAGAAGGTATTGTTCCCGGCGGTGGTGTTGCTTTGCTAAATGCTGCACAGGAAATTGAAATAAAAAATGATGGGTATAACCTTCTTTTACAAGCAATACAAGAACCGTATCACGCAATATTAGAAAACGCGGGTATATCAAATGTATTTACACCCAAAGAAGTTACAGAAGACCCAGAAAATGAAATGGAAGATTCTAAGTGGCAAGGTATGGGAATAGACGCTACATGCGGTTGCTATAAAGATATGGTTGATGCCGGAATTGTAGATCCTATATCAGTAACAAAAGCTGCATTAAAAAATGCAATAAGTGTTGCCACAACAATAGTATCTGCTGATTGTATAATCTCAAACGTAAGATCACTTGAAAGCAATTAATTACTTTATTATAATAGATAAAATTAAGGAAGCGCCGAAGAAAGTAGGTGGTTTAGAAATTACAGAAAAAAATAATAACGACGTTAGGTACTTAAAAGCAAGAGTAATTAGCGTGGGGGACAAAGTTGAACATATAAGAGATGGCGATATAATTAGATATGACAAACATGCAGGTCATGGTATCGAATGGAATGAAAAGCTTTACCAAGTCATTACGATTGGTGATGTGGTTATTGTGGAATGAGATTAACTTCGTCTGATTTAAGAGAATTAAATTTATTTAAATATTATAGACTAGTGCGTAAGTGGGCATGTAAAACTTACAACTTAAAAGATGCTGATTTAGAATTATTAATATATTTAGATTGTAAAAAGTTTTTTACAAGGAATGATTTTATTAACGGATCTTACACATATTCATGGGATAAAAGCCGATGGGAACGTTTACGTAAAAACGGTTGGATCGATATTTATTCAGCAAGAAATAGGACTACAAATAAATTTAACACTTATACGACTTCATATATTTGTAAAAATTTAATTAATCGAATATACAGAATATTACTGGCAGAAGAAGACATGCCTACATCAGAACGAAGTAAGTTTTATAATAACAAAACATATACGGACAAAGTTTACAATAAAGCTATTGACGATATGATCAACGACAAAAACAGATAATTATGGCATTTAAAATGAATCCCAAGTCTCCTATTTTAAAGAAGACTTTAAACTTTACAAGCCCTGCACAAAAAGCATTGAAGGGAGATCAGCATAAATTGCCTGATCATCTAAAATCTAAAATAGAAGCTGCGCCAGGCAAAAAAGAATCAGCATCTCAAGAAAGAAAAGATTTGAACAAGTATCCGCTTATTGATGACATAGCTGGTTCTCCAGCTAAACATAAAGGTGATGCAGGCCATAAAGGTCAATACAATTATGGCGATGGAAAAGATAAAAAGAGAACAAAAGATCACACCTCTAAAATAGCTCATAGCACTGATGGAAGCCATGATAAAACAATAGGAGAAGCAGCAAGACGAAGAAAGCAACATGCAACGATGAAAGCTGATAATGCTAGGAATAAAGCAGATAAAGAAGCTAAGTCACCTGCAAAAATTGGACCTAAAAATATTGGACCTAAAAAGTCACCTGCAAAAATTGGACTTAAAAAATCAATAGGAGTTAAAAAGACTTATGGTTTAAATGCTAAAAAGTCACCTAGCAAAAAAAATTGATAAAGCGGGGCAAAGAATAATAAAGCAAGGCGAAAAATCTAAAGCTGCTAAAGCTGAGGGTAATGATAAAAAAGCTGAGAGACACGCAAAGCGAGCGGAGCGTATGGGGAAAAGAGATATGAAAAGAAAAGCTAAGCAAAATCTTAAAAATTCTCCTAATAAAATACTTGGAGCAGTAGCAGGAGCATTAGGTAAAGCTGTTGTTGGAAAAGTTGCAGAAAAAGCTTTAGGATCGATCGGTAAAAAAAAAAGTAGCCCAGCCAAAAGCTTTAAAGGTTTAGTAAGTAAACTTGAAAAACAAGGCAAATCAAAAGAAGCAGCGACTAAAATTGCAGGCAAAGTTGCTAATGCAAAAATGAAAGGGGCTGGATCAGGACCAACAGCTAAGCAAAAAGCAAGAGAAAACAAATCACGCGGCGGCGGATTAGGTTCACAAAAAAAAATAGATTAAATAACTAACAAATAAATAATAAACAATGGCATATTCAGGATTTAAAGGTATTGGCCCCAACAAAATAGGTTGTGGTAGTAAAGGCTCCCCGGCTAAAAAGTATGGTGGAAACAAAGGTGACGAATCTAGAAGTAAATTAGATTACGAATCTCCAGCTAAAATGTATGGCGGTAAAAAAGGAGACGAAAGCAAATCAAAAAGAGATTACGAATCTCCTGCTAAAAACCAAAACAAAGGTTACGGACCTATGGAAACTTCTAACTCTCCAAACAAAAAAATGAATAAGGGAATGTCTTATGACATTAAAGAAGCATCCAACCAAAGTCTAAGCAAATCAGCACGTAAACATTACGCAGAAAATGCTCAAGCTGCAAATAAAGGCGGATACGGAAATAAAGAACGCGGATAATATGGCTTTTAAACTTCGTCCATTACACGATGTGTTTGGGATCCATAAGGACTCTGAATTTGGAAAACCTATTATTTTAAAAGATGACTTAGAGAAAGGTATAGAAGGCGAAGCAAATCGTGACGGTACTATATTTGTTAATTCAAAACTGTCAGATAAGAAAGTTAAAGAAGCGGTTGACCATGAAAAAGTTCATTTAGATCAAATGGCACAAGGAAGGTTACAATATGACAACGAAACTGTAACTTGGAAAAAAGACACCAAATCACCGGCTAAAGTATACGATAGAGAAACTATGAATGAGGGGCATCCTGACTTTGAATGGGAAGATGAAGCATATAAAAATTCATCTCCATTAAAGAAAGATGCATGTTATAAAAAAGTAGTTGCTAGATATGGCCCAAAAAACTCTGCATACAGAAGTGGAGCAATGGCTAAGTGTAGAAAAGTTGGAGCAGCTAACTGGGGTAATTCAAAAAAATAATGGCTTTTAAAATGAAAGGTTCACCTCTTCAAGTTAGAAAAACTAAAGAGGGTGCAGCACTTAAACGATGGTTTAAAGAAGATTGGAGAACACCTAGCGGCAAAACAGGCTATGAGGGTGGTGAAAATACTTTTAGACCTACTAAAAAAGTTTCAAGTAAAACACCAGCAACCTGGAGTGAATTATCACCAAGTGAAAAAGCAGCTGCAAAAAGAGAAAAAGATACAAAGGGTAGAGTAACCAAATATAAAAAATAATGGCAATAAATTTTAGAGGAAAAGCTGATCAGCTTAATAAAAAATCAGATAATAGAAACGCTAGTGGCTTTCAAGAAAAGTCAGCACCAGGTCCTAGACAAGGTGTAGGTGGTAGAGTACATTTAAAACAAGCTGAGGCTATGTTCGCTAAAAGAAGATCACCTGCTAAAATAAATAAAAATTTTTATGGAGGTGAGGCTTATTTTCAAGATGGTTACGATGGTGACATGGCTAACCCAATAACAAACAAATCCAAATCTCCTGCAAAGAAGAAAGCTTTTAAACCTCATAAAATGTATGGAAAAGGCGGGGAAGTTGAAGTTGCTAAAACCAAAGATGATCATTTAGAATTAAAAGAAAAAGGTTATGGCCATTCACCTGCAAAAATTAATATGGCTTTAATAGACGGGGAAAAAGATGTGCTAGCTAGTAAACAAAGTCTTGATTATGCTGCTGAAGTAAAAAAAGGATTTGGCGATCAAAAGCCGCCAGCACAAACTGCCAATCTAAGTGGTGACAAAAGCAAAGAAGAGAGTGATCCGTTTGCTAAGTTTACAGGGAAAAAATTTGACACAGAACTAAAAATACCGGATCTTTCGGAATTTAAATTAACATAACAACTAATCATGGGAAAAAATATACCAATAACAGCTAGAGTAAACAAAGGTTTATTCAATCAAAAGAAAGGCGTTACAGAGCCTATTCTTAATGTTGGGCCAGCCGGCGTATACGGAGACAACACAACTAGCAACGCTGCTACAAAATCACCGGCTAAAAAAAAAGGGTTTTCTATAAGCGTTAGTCCTTTAAAAGCGCACGAGCCTGGGCATGTGGAAACTTCCCAGAATCAACAGCTAGGTCCTGAGGGCAGTATAAAAACTATTAAAAAAAGAACAACAACCGGCGACTTGGTTAATAAGAAAGGTGGCTGCAAGGCCGGGTTTACTATGAATGCGGCTGGTAAGTGTGTGCAAGATACACCCGAATCAACTGCTGAACAAGACGCAAAATACATTAAAAAGTGTTATGAGGCAGATGGAAAAACACGTAAAAGAGGTGTTGCAGGTTGCTCGTGGGCAGATGAAAATATTGTAGATCCAGAACCAGATACAACAACTGGTAGTCCAGATAAAAAAGAAAAAGGTGAATTAACCTTAAGAACTAACGATTCTGGTACCGCTCAAACTTCTTTACAAAGGCGTAATAATATAAGAAGTGGAATACATACGAGTCGAAGAGTAGGTAAGTATAGAAGACAAATGGGTAAGTATGGAACATTTGATGCGGAAGGTAAGTTTACGGCTAATGACAATTTAAGTCAAAGTGATTTAAATAAACTTTCAAAATCTCAAAGTAGATACGAAATTTCCAACAACGAGTTAACTAATGTAAAAAATCAAAGTAAGCAAAACCAAACTTCCGGGTATGGGGCTAATTACTTAGGAACTCAAGGGACTGTTAGAGGTGAAGGTAGAGATTTAAAGCAAAATGAATTAAGTGTTGAAGAGCAAAAAAATTTAGATATACCTTTAGAAGATGTGGATAGTGCATCCCCGAAAAAATCAAAATTCTTTAGAAAAGGCGCACCTATGAAACTTAAATACTTTGGGAAATAATGGCATACACACAACACAACTCACCATTTAAAAAAGCTAAATCTAAATCTTATGCTCCAGTAAAAAATAAAGCATCCGGTAACTACGCTAAAGTTAAAGAAGGCGGTGGTACTGGAAAAGATGCTGGCGGAGGTATGACTGCTAAAGGTGTGGCAAATTATAATAAAAAAACAGGAGGTAATTTAAAAACAGCTGTTACAACCCCTCCTTCCAAATTAGATCCAGATAGTAAAGCTGCAAAAAGACGTAAATCATTTTGTGCTAGATCTCGTGGGTGGACTGGAGAAAGAGGTAAAGCGGCTAGACGTAAATGGAATTGTTAAATGAAATCAAAAGGACTTGGTGATACAATAGAAAAAATCACTAAAGCAACGGGTATCAAAAAAGTAGTTGATACTATATCAAAAGCAACCGGTAAAGATTGCGGTTGTAAAACTAGAAAAGAAAAGTTAAATAAAGCTTTTCCTTATAAATCACTTAAATCAAATAAAATGGCAAAAAAAGTAAACAAAATTAAAGCAGAAGAATTAGAAACTATTCAAGCTGCTGTAAATCAAGTTAATCAAATTCAAATGCAAATTGGCGGCATTGAAGCTCATAAGGCTCAATTGTTAACAGCAATAAAAGCTGCCGCGGAAGTTGTTCAAGCTGAACAAAAAAAGTTAGAAGATGTATATGGTTCTGTTAACATTGATTTAAAAACTGGAGAATATACCGATGTCACAGCAGATAATAAGAAAGATTAGCGTCGGTAAAGACTATAAGAATGACGCTATGCACTATGCCGTTGGGCAAGAAGTATATGGTGGCCATACTATAGCTAACATAATAGAGGAAGAAGATAAGTACTCCATCTATATAACAAAAAAAGACATGTTGATGCCCTGGAAAGACTTTAACAAAAACATGTCAATATCCGTCGAATACGATCTCTCATGGTAAAATGCAGAGCGTATTTAATTACCTGGTAAAACCGAAGGGCAGTAGGACAACAGGAAAAAAGGAAATAGAGGGTAACGAATTACTATTAAACACCGAATTACAAAACCACCAGTATACTCAAAGAATTGGTATTGTTATAGGATTGCCTCGCGCAAGAATGTATAACGAAATTAAAGAGGGGCTAGAGGTTATTGTACATCACAATATATTTAGAAGGTTTAGAGATATACGTGGTCAAGAAAAAAATAGTAAGAATTATTTTGAAGAGGATATTTATCTAGTACAACCTGATCAGATATATGCGTATAAACAAAACAATCAGTGGAAAGCATTGGAAGGTTTTGTTTTTGTAATACCTATAAAAGAAACGGATAAAATTTCTATAGAAAAAGAAAGACCATTAATTGGTATTGTAAAATACGGTAATAATAATATAGAGGTTGATACACTGGTTGGCTTTAAACCAAATTCAGAATACGAGTTTATAATAGACGGGCAAAGGTTATACCGAGTTCCCATGAATGCAATTACAATTAAATATGAATATCAAGGAGACGAAGAAGAATATAATCCAGGCTGGGCACAGAGCAGTTGAGGAATTAATTAAAGTAGCCAAAGAAGCTATTGTAGATTCGGACGATGATATTTCAGCTGATAGATTAAAAAATGCAGCAGCCACAAAAAAGCTAGCTATATTTGATGCTTTCGAGATACTAAGTAGAATTGACGAAGAGCAAAGATTAATTGATAACAAACCAAAAGAAGACATTGAACAAACAACTTTTGGTGGGTTTGCTGAAAGAAGATCTAAGTAATGTATAGTCAAAGTTTATATAGCGTTGTAACGCCAATAAAACAAACTACCTTATCTAGATTGAATAAGAGTAAGAAATGGAAGTATGGATATAACAAAGAACATGATGTAGTTGTTATAAGTAAAACAGGGCAGATAGGTGATATATATAATATACAAAACCTAAACATAGCTTTGCCAAAAGCACCAAGCAAGCTAGATAAAACTTATGACAAGTGGACGCCTACAGAATATCCAAGGGAATTAAAGCTAATTAAAAGTATATTTGATTGGAGAGAATATCCTACAGAATTTAAATCAAAATGGGGCACATATATCGATGAACAATTTAATAAAAGAGAAAACGGCCATTGGTTCAATAATAAGGGTGTGGCTACTTACATTACTGGTACTCACTTTATGTACTTGCAGTGGTCCAAGATTGATGTTGGGAAACCAGAGTTTAGAGAAGCGAATAGACTATTCTACATCTTTTGGGAAGCATGTAAGGCCGATGTACGATCCTACGGATTGTGCTACCTTAAGAATCGTCGATCAGGCTTTTCCTTTATGGCATCAGGCGAGGTGGTTAACTTGGCAACCATATCTAGCGACTCCCGATATGGCATTTTATCTAAGTCTGGATCAGATGCGAAGAAAATGTTTACAGATAAGGTGGTTCCGATATCCGTTAATTACCCATTCTTTTTCAAACCGATCCAGGACGGTATGGACCGCCCCAAGACCGAGCTTGCCTTCAGAGTCCCCGCGTCCAAGTTTACCCGACGTAAACTCGACACCAATGCGACCGTTGAAACCTTATCGGGTCTTGACACCACGATCGATTGGAAGAACACCGGCGACAACGCCTACGATGGGGAGAAACTCAAGCTCCTCGTCCACGATGAGTCGGGGAAGTGGGAAAGGCCCAACAACATCCTCAACAACTGGAGGGTTACGAAAACCACGCTTCGATTAGGTAGTAGAGTAATAGGTAAGTGTATGATGGGATCCACATCTAATTCGATAGATAAAGGTGGAGGTAATTTTAAAAAATTATATGATAACTCAGATGTCACAAAAAGAAACGCCAACGGACAGACTCGTTCAGGACTCTATTCTTTGTTCATACCTATGGAATGGAACTACGAAGGATTCATTGATTCTTATGGCATACCTGTATTCGATACTCCAAAAGAAGAAGCAGTAGGCCCATACGGCGATCCTATAGACGTCGGGGTTATAGAGCATTGGAATAATGAGGCCGAAGGATTAAAAGGCGACCAGGATGCTTTAAACGAATATTATAGACAGTTTCCACGCACAGAGGAACATGCGTTTAGAGATGAAACAAAAAATAGTATATTTAATTTAGTTAAAATATACGAACAAATAGATTACAACGAAGATTTAAATCACAGTAATGTTTTAACCCGCGGAAGTTTTATGTGGGAAAACGGTATTAAAGATTCAAAAGTAATGTTTACTCCAAATCCAAACGGTAGATTTTTAATAAGCTGGACTCCGAAGTACGAATTACAGAATAGACAAGTAATAAAAAATGGCGTTAGATGGCCAGGCTTAGAACACGTTGGAGCATTTGGATGTGATAGTTATGATATATCTGGAACAACTGACGGCAGAGGATCAAAAGGGGCACTGCACGGATTAACGAAGTTTAGCATGGAAGATGCTCCGGCTAGCACATTTTTTTTAGAATACGTAGCAAGACCACAAACAGCAGAAATGTTTTTTGAAGATGTTTTAATGGCTTGTGTATTTTACGGTATGCCATTATTAGCAGAAAACAATAAACCACGACTTTTATATTATTTTAAAAGAAGAGGTTATAGAGGTTATTCGATGAACCGCCCTGACAAATTATGGAATAAGTTATCAATAGCCGAAAAAGAAGTAGGAGGCATTCCCAATTCAAGCGAAGATATTAAGCAAGCTCACGCAGCTGCTATAGAAATGTATATAGATCGACACGTAGGTTTACAATCAGATGGAAACTATGGACCTATGTATTTTACAGAAACATTAAATGATTGGGCTAAGTTCGATATAAATAATAGAACAAAATTTGATGCAGCTATAAGTTCTGGTTTGGCAATAATGGCTTGTCACAAAGATCTATATAGACCAAGTAACAAACTACAAAGATCACCCATTAATTTAAACTTTGCAAAGTATAAACAAGAAGGTGAATTATCAAAAATAATAAAATAGTAATATGGCCAGAGGCGTAGTAAATAGTTTTTTTCCAACCCAAGTCGCAAGTGATGCAGAAAAAATGTCGATGGAGTACGGGCTTCAAGTGGGAAGAGCAATTCAAAACGAATGGTTCTCTAGCAATTCCGGTACAACTCGTTTTCAAAGTAATCAAAATACTTTTCATAATTTACGATTGTATGCGCGCGGAGAACAACCTATCCAAAAATACAAAGATGAATTATCTATTAACGGGGATTTATCTTATTTAAACCTAGACTGGAAGCCAGTTCCTATTTTATCTAAATTTGTAGATATTGTAGTTAATGGTATTGCAGATAGAGCTTTTGATTTAACAGCATATTCTCAAGATCCTTTTGGAGTTGAAAAAAGGACAAAGTATATGGAGGCTATAATTAGAGACTTGCAAACAGAAGAGTTAAATAACTTTGCTGCGCAAGAATTTGGTATTAATTTATTTGAAAATAATCCAGATAAGCTGCCAGCTTCAGAAGAAGAGCTAGATCTTCACATGCAATTAAGTTATAAGCAAGGGATTGAAATAGCAGAAGAAGAAGCTATTAATGTTATGCTTGACGATAACAGATATGACTTAACAAAGAAAAGATACTATTACGATTTGGCAACATTAGGTATAGGCGCAGTTAAAAATAACTTTACCGAAACTGAAGGTGTTACTGTCGAATATGTAGATCCGGCTTATATGGTTTATTCGTATACGGAGGACCCATATTTTCAAGATGTATATTATGTAGGGGAAGTTAAATTCGTTCCCTTAAACGAGCTTAAAAAGCAGTTTCCGAACCTAACACAAGACCAGATGGAGGAGATCCAACAACAAGGTTCTCAAAACTGGGGTGTGTGGAACAATAATATAAGTAATATGTATAACAACAATCGTGATCAAAATGTTGTACAAATATTATACTTTAATTTTAAAACTTACATGAACGAAGTTTACAAAGTTAAAGAAACTGCAACAGGAGCTACAAAAATTATAGCAAGAGACGATTCTTTTGATCCACCTAAAGAAATATTTGAGGAGCAATTTGGTAAAATGGAAAGATCTCTTGAAGTATTATACGAGGGTGTTATGGTGCTAGGAAGTAATATTTTACTTAAATGGGAAATGGCACCTAATATGATGAGACCTAAAGCAGATGAAACTAAGGTTAAATTAAATTATGCTATTACAGCGCCAAGAATGTATCAAGGTAGAATAGAATCTATAGTTAGTAGATGTACGGCTTTTGCAGATATGATACAATTAACTCATTTAAAACTGCAACAAGTATTACAAAGAATGATACCTGACGGTGTTTATTTAGATGCTGATGGATTGAATGAAGTTGACTTAGGTAATGGAACTAATTATAACCCGCAAGAAGCATTAAATATGTTTTTTCAAACAGGTTCTGTTATAGGTAGATCATTTACCCAAGAAGGTGATATGAATCCAGGTAAAGTACCTATTCAAGAAATACAAACCGGGAGCGGAGGTCAAAAGCTACAAACATTAATATCTACTTACAATTATTATTTGCAAATGATAAGAGATGTAACGGGATTAAATGAAGCAAGAGACGCTAGTACACCTGATTCTAGAGCATTAGTAGGTGTGCAAAAACTAGCAGCAGCAAATAGTAATACAGCAACAAGACATATATTAGATGCTGGCTTGTATTTAACGAGAGAAACCGCGGAGTGTTTGTCATTAAGAATATCTGATATACTAGAATATCATCCTGCTAAAGAAGCTTTTATTCAAAAAATTGGTGGCTTTAATGTAGCTACGTTGAATGAAATGAAAGATTTACATCTTCATGACTTTGGCATTTATTTGGAGTTAACCCCAGATGACGAGGAAAAAGCAATGCTAGAAAACAATATACAAACCGCGTTGAGTGGTGGACTTATTGATTTATCGGATGCAATTGATATTAGAGAAGTACAGAATATAAAGTTAGCAAATCAATTATTAAAAGTAAGACAGAAAAAACGTCAAGAAAGATTACAAGAAGAGCAACAAGCAAATATACAAGCACAGGCAAATGCTAATGCACAAGCTCAACAAGTAGCAGCGCAAGCAGAAGTACAAAAAGATCAAGCATTATTTCAAACAAAATCTCAATTAGAACAATTAAAAAGTCAACTTGAAAATCAAAGAATAGGAGTTGAGGTTGATGCTAAGAAACAATTGATGGCATTGGAATTCCAATATAACATGCAGCTTAAAGGCATGGAAGTTCAAAACAATACTAATCGCGAAAAAGAAATTGAGGATCGTAAAGACGAGCGAGCTAAAATAATTGGGACGCAACAATCAGAAATGATTTCTCAAAGAAAAAACGATACCCCACCAAAAAACTTTGAGTCAGGAGGTAATGACATAATGGGTGGTGGATTTGGCTTAGGTTCATTTGAGCCGAAGTAATTTTAACAATTAATTATATAATATTTTATCATGGCTAAAGTAGCAAAAACAGAAGGTAGTTTTAAAATAAAAAACACCAAAAAAACAAAAGAAGCTGAAGTTAAAGAAGCTCCAGCAAAAACAGGACCAGCCGTTATTAACGAGGAAACTGGTAATATAAAACTTGATTTAACTAAAAAACCAGAACAAGATGCCGATACAAAGCAAGAAGCAGCAGACGTGGTTACAGATAAACAAGCCGAACCTGTACAAGAAGTGGAAAAAGAAGTACCACAACAACCAGAGCCCGTTCAAGCTGAAGAACCCGTACCAGTAGAAACTGTACTTGAGGAGATAACAGAAGAAAAGAAAGAAGAAATAACGCAAGAAGTTACACAAGAATTAAAAGAAGATGTAGCAGAAGCGATAGCGGAGCAAAAAGAATCTGGTATAGAATTACCTGAAAACATTCAAAAGGTTGTAAATTTTGTAAATGAAACAGGAGGTAGTTTAGAAGACTACGTAAAGCTAAACACTGATTATGATTCACTTAATGAAAATCAATTATTAGCAGAATATTATCAAACATCGAAACCACATTTAGATCTAGAAGAAATAAACTTTCTTATGGAAGACAAGTTTTCTTATAATGAAGATCAAGATGAGGAAAGAGATATTAGAAAAAAGAAAATAGCAAGAAAAGAAGAGCTTGCTAATGCAAAAGATTATTTAGATGGATTAAAATCTAAATACTATGCAGAAATAAAAGGCGGTAGTAAATTATTACCGGATCAACAAAAAGCGGTAGAGTTCTTTAACCGATATAATAAAGAACAAAAAGAGCAATCATCCATAGCTAAGAAGCAGACTGATGCGTTTTTAAATAAAACAAACCAAGTTTTCAACGACAAATTCAAAGGTTTTGAATATAATGTTGGTGATAAAAAATACAGGTTTAATGTTAAAGACACAAATAAAGTCAAAGACAACCAGAGCGACATAAATAATTTTGTCAAGAAGTTCTTGAACGAAGATAATGAAATGTCAGATGCCTCGGGTTATCATAAAAGCTTATTTACAGCTATGAATCCAGATCAAGTTGCAAAGCATTTTTACGAACAAGGAAAAGCTGATGCAATTAAAGACAGTACAACAAAAGCCAAAAATGTTACGATGGGGGCGAGAGGTGTCCATTCAGACGTTAAGACTGCCAATGGTTGGAATGTTAGATCAGTTGGTTCAGAGGGTGATAGCAGTAAGCTTAAAATAAAATCATTTAAACATTTAAAATAGTAAATTATGGCAGCACCAGGATTTGCAGGAGCGCCACCGACGTTGGCCAACCTAGCACATTTAACTCCAAGACCCGTACAAGGTTTATTTGGTGATAATTATTTATCACTAGCCGATATGACTTGGACTCAACAATTTTTACCCGAAGTTTATGAGAAAGAAGTAGAACGTTATGGAAACAGAACGATTACTGGTTTCTTAAGAATGGTAGGAGCAGAGATGCCTATGGCATCAGATCAAGTAATTTGGTCAGAACAAGGAAGATTACACATTGCATATGATACAGTTACATCAAATGCACCAGCAGCAGGACCAGGTGGTCAAACAATTTCATTACCTTCTCCGGGAGCTGATGGAAATGTACCACTACTAGGCCCTGGTATGACTTGTGTTATTGCACTTGGAAACGATACAAATAACATTTACATTAATAGTTTAGCAGGACCTGTTGCAGGTGGATTGCAAACATATAACATTGATGTATATGACGACGCTAACAATGTACTAGATGTAGCCCTTCAAGGAGCTATTGCAGGTGCAGCGTTAAGTCTATTTGTTTTCGGTTCAGAATACAAAAAAGGATCACCAGAAGGTGGAAACTCTATTGACGCTTCCTTTACAAGTTTTAGTAATCAACCAATTATCATCAGAGATAAATATGAAGTAAACGGTTCAGACGTTGCTCAAATCGGATGGGTTGAAGTTACTACTGAAATTGGTACAGGTGGTTATCTATGGTACTTAAAATCTGAGCATGAGTCTAGAATTAGATTCGAAGATTACTTAGAGATGAGTATGGTAGAGATGAAGAATGCAGAGCAAGTGGTAGCAGGTGTACCAGGCTTTACAGGATTCCAAGGTGGAAACTTACAAGGTATGCAAGGTTTATTTGCTACACTAGAAGAAAGAGGATTGGTATTTAATGACCCAGCATTTGCAGAGCAAGCAGCAGCTGGTGTGCAATCAGGAATTGATCAATTCGACACTATTCTACAAGAGCTTGATAAGCAGGGAGCAATTGAAGAGAACATGTTATTCTTAGACAGACAAACATCTCTTGATATTGATACTATGTTAGCACAACAAAATTCTTACGGAGCAGGTGGTACATCTTACGGTGTATTCGATAACTCTGAAGATATGGCGCTTAACTTAGGATTCTCTGGTTTCAGACGTGGAGCATATGACTTTTACAAAACTGACTGGAAATATCTAAATGACTCTACGACTAGAGGGCTTATTGATGATATTAAAGGTGTGTTAGTACCAGCAGGAACTTCTACAGTTTACGATCAACAATTAGGACAGAATATTTCAAGACCTTTCTTACACATTCGCTACAGAGCTTCTGAAGCTGATGACAGACGATTGAAATCTTGGGTAACTGGTTCAGTTGGTGGTAACTATACAAGTGACGCGGATACAATGACTGTTAACTTCTTATCGGAGAGAACAATGTGTACGCAAGCCGCTAACAACTTTGTATTATTCAAAGCTACTTAGTAGTACTTATGTAATTCTTACCCTCGTTGTATTGACGGGGGTAATTATTACTTTTATTAATTATATTATATTATATCATGGCTAAAACAGCAACACAAAACCCTTCGATAAAGAAGGAGTGGGAAGTTAAAGATAGACTTTATAAACTTTCTAAAAATAAAAAACCTTTAATATTTACTGTACCAACAGCTCACTCAATGAGAAAAGCTTTATTATGGTTCGATGAAGAATTAGGTTATCAAAGAGAATTACGATACGCAACAAATCAACCTTCTGTTTTTGTAGATGAACAAAAAGGTAAGGCTACAATGGGTAGAGTAATATTTAGAAACGGACAATTAAGAGTAAGAAAAGAAGATGTGAATCTTCAAAAGTTTTTATCCTTATATCATCCGTATACAAAAGATGGTATTATTGAAGAAATAAAACCAAAAGAACAAGCAGTAAATGAAGTTGCTTGGATTGAGTTTGAATTGCAAGCTTTAAATCTTGCTAAGCAAGCTACAGTAAGCGAGGCAGAAGCTATATTAAGAGTCGAAGTTGGAGAGAAGGTTAATAGATTATCTTCAGAAGAATTGAAAAGAGACATATTAGTATTTGCTAGAAAAAATCCTCAATTATTTTTACAATTAGCTCAAGACGAAAACACTGAATTAAGAAACTTTGGTGCAAAAGCAGTTGAAGCTAATATCCTACACTTATCACAAGATCAAAGAACATTTACTTTTGGTAAGAGTGGCAAAAAAGTAATGACAGTACCGTTCGATGAACATCCTTATTCTGCACTTAGTGCATTTTTTAAGACCGACGAAGGTATGGAGCTTTACAAGAATATAGAAAAAAGACTTAAATAGTCACCTTTATAGTAATAGGCTATCTAAGGGTGGCCTATTATTATAATAACAAAATATAAATTATGGCTGTAAGCATAGATACTGTATATCAAAGAGTATTAGCAATACTTAATAAAGAACAACGAGGGTATGTAACACCTCAGCAATTTAACTTGTTCGCTAATCAAGCACAATTAGATATATTCGAACAGTACTTTTATGATATAAATCAATTTGGCCGTGTACCAGGAAACGATACGGAATTTTCTGATATGCTAAATATACTTAACGAAAAAATTAGTATATTCGAAGTTAATGACGATATGACTTACGCTAATAATTATTGGAGCCCACCTGCTGATATTTACAGAATGGGTACGATAGTTTATAAAAACACTACAGAGGGTTTTACATTAAACCCAAGTGCTACTACAACTATAGAAACGCTTGTAGAAGCTGAGCGAATTGAATACAATGATTTTCTTTACATTAATCAATCCGCATATACACGTCCAACAAACACAAGACCTATATTTATAGAGAATAGTTCAGGCTACAAAGTATATGGTGCTACCGAGTTAACATCGGACGTAACGTGTAATTATATTAAAAAGCCAGCTGAAGCAGTTTGGGGCTACCAAATTGTTTATGGTGAGGCGCTTTACGATGCAACAACAGCGACTAATTTTGAACTGCATGATTCGGAAGAAACAGAATTGGTTGTTAAAATTTTAGAGTTTGCAGGTTTAAATGTTGAAGACGTACAAATGTATCAGATAGCGAACAGCATGGAACAAGAAACTAACCAACAAGAAAAAGCTTAATATATGCCATTTTTAAATCAAACACCAGAGGAATATTATTTAGGACCCGACGGGCTGTGGAACAGCAACGACGAGAATTATGGCGATTATCAATTTACAAGCATTGCTGATGTTATTAATAATTTTATGACTATATATGTAGGTCAAGAAAAAATTATTACAAAAGTTAAAAGAACCGACGTTTCCTTCTATGCTCAAAGAGCTTTACAAGAGTTTAGCTTTGATATGCTACCTCAAGAAAAATCTATAGAAATAGAAATACCACCTGGATTGTATATGGTTTTACCACAAGATTATGTGGGATACACAAAACTTTCATGGACAGATCAATATGGTATTGAGAGAATAATATATAGAACTGACTTAACAAGCAATCCAACCCCATATATACAAGACAGTGAATACGAATATACTTTTGATAGTGATTCGCAGATACCTCTAGCACAAGAATCTGAAACTTTAAAAAGATTTAAAAGAGATGATGTTTTTCCTAACGCTTTTAACGCTAATACAGCATTACAAAATTGGTACATGGGTAATCCTGATTTGCTTTTTATGTATGCTTACGGTGGAAGATATGGATTAAATCCACAACAAGCACAAGCAAACGGTGTATTTTATATTGATAAAATAAAAGGTATGATTAGATTCAGCTCTAATTTGAGCGGGAGAATAGTTGTATTAAAATATATTAGTGATGGATTAGGAAAAGAAGAAGATATGCAGGTGCATAAATTTGCTATAGACGCAATTTACAAATACATTGTACATGCTATTTTATCTACAAAAGCAAACACACAAGAATATTTAGTAGGAAGATGGAAAAAAGAATCCGTAGCCGCAAGACGTAACGCTAAAATAAGATTATCAGAGCTTAAGAATAATCTGTTAGCACAAGTAATGAGAAACCAATCCAAATGGATTAAAAGTTAAATAATATGCCAGAAGTAATACACAACTTTACGTCGGGGAAAATGAATAAAGACCTCGATGAAAGATTAGTACCTAATGGCGAATATAGAGATTCTTTAAATTTAGAAATATCAACTTCTGAAAGCAGCAATGTTGGATCTTTACAAACTGTATTAGGTAACTCTGTTAATAATAACAAGACACTTAATCCACAAACGGGTGTTATAACTGAATGGGGTAATGACTTTATACCTAATATGGCTACTCCATGCACAATAGGTAGCATAAGAGATGATATTAACGAAAAAATATATTGGTTTCTTGCATCAAGTGGTATCAGTGCTATTGCAGAGTACGATCAAAAAACAGATACAATAGCTCCTATTCTAGTAGATACACAAAATATATTAAAGTTTAGTAAAGATTATTTAATTACAGGTATAAGTGTATTGGAGGGTCTATTAATGTGGACAGACAATCAAACTGAACCTAAATCTATTACAATTGAAACATTTAAAAATGGTTCAACTAATTTTTTAACACACACTACTTATACTAATGGTGTTATAACAAGAGACTTTCAAGAAGAGGATATAACAGTTATTAAAAAATATCCTACCACAGCTCCATTGCTAGACTTAGCAAATACAAGAGCTACTGATCCGGATGGCAATTCTGTAGTTGTTAATAATACTACAGCTGCTAATTTTACAGAGGCTTCCCCGACTGGGTTTGACCCTGGTAACGTAGGGTTTGTTCCTTTACCACCTGGCTCTTTACTTACACTAAATTGGCTTCAATCGCCATATCCTTATTACAGTGTAAATGACGTATTAATTCTAACCACCAGTGCCGAAGACGACGACGAAGTCGAAGTAAATTTCGAGGCAAGAGTGCAAGTTGTTAGTGTCCCTCAAGGGTTAACACAAACATCTGCGCAAGTAAGCGTATTATCTGTTTCAGAAAATGTTTCTAACCTGGTATTAACATGGGACGTTACTTTAGAAGAAGAAGATCCTTTATTTGAATTTAAATTTCCTCGCTTTGCATATAGATGGAAATATGAAGATAATCAATTCTCTGCATTCTCACCATTTTCTGAAGTAGCTTTTTTACCTGGTGAATTTGAATACAATACATTCCAAGGTTACAACTTAGGAATGAAAAATACATTAAGGCAATGTCTTATAAGTAATTTTATTACAAATGACATACCTGATAATGTAAAGGAAGTTGAACTATTATATAAAGAAACTTCAAATACTAATGTATATAAGGTAGATTCTTTTGAAAGAGATGATGAAATATGGACAGCTAATACATATGATATACAATCGGAAATTATTAGTTCTGTGTTGCCTTCTAATCAAATATTAAGGCCATATGATAATGTTCCAAGATATGCTAAAAGTTTAGAAATAACCGCTAACAGATTAATATTTGGTAACTATGTTCAAAATTACACATTATTAAATAATTTAAATCAAACAATTAAGCCAACAATAGATATTCTAATTGCGCCTAATACATCATTAAATCCAGAACAAGCAGGATATGCGTTGCCACCTACGCCAGGTGTGTCGCACCCATCTATAAAATCGCAGAGAACATATCAAGTAGGTGTTGTGTATTCTGATAAGTACGGAAGACAATCTCCTGTATTTACATCTGAATCAGCTGCTACTATATTACAAAAACCAGAAGCTAACGAATACAATAGAATAACGGCAACAATGACAAGTTTACCGCCGCAAGGGTTCGATTATTTTACATGGTATATAAAAGAAGCGTCTCAACCATATTATAATATAGCTATGGATCGCTGGTATGAAGCTGATGACCAAAATATATGGATTTCATTCCCGTCTTCTGAAAGAAATAAAATAGACGAAAATACATTTTTAGAATTAAAAAAACAACACGACAATGATGAGTTTGTTTCTGATCCCGCTAGGTATAAGGTAGTTGCAATATCTAATGAGGCGCCAATATTTATTAGAGAAAGAATAAAAACATTTGGTACTTTAGATAATGATCCTAATAATACTTTTTGTTTTCAAGCAGGTAGCGGTAGCGGTCAAGGGCAATTTCCTTTACCAGAATATGCTTACATGCAAATGAAATTAGGATCCGACATAAACCCATCGTCTGGTACATGGAATGCAAGCCCTTTAAAAGAAGCTGCCTCAGAAACTCAAAACCCGCAAGTAATGCGTATTGTAGGGAACACAGGCAGAAGTGACTGGTATGATGTGGCTGCTATTTCCGAAACTGTTAATGGCTTAGGCGATGATGTTATTCAAGTTAATATTGAAGGTAGATTTGGCGACGATATGGCATTCACTTCTACCGATGGAACAGGCTCAACACAAACTTCTGGTTTGCAATTTGAATTAGCCGCAAAAGTATATGAGCAAAAACCCGAATATGAGGGTAGATTTTTTGTAAAACTATATAGAGATCTAGCATTAGAAAAGTATATATTAGCTAACGCTAATGAAGATCAATATTCAATTAAAAATGCAACAGAAGTAGGGTATGCTTCTGGTTCTTATGGTAAAAGCTACTGGAAAGACAGAGGAGACGGTAATGTATTTATTGATAATGTTACTGCTGCCACAGGCGGTAACGGAACAGGTTGGTCTTCAACAACACAGGGCGCTAATACATTATATAGAATGGATTTATCTTTTTCAGGTGTGCCGCCAGATAAAGATAAAGATTTTAACGTTGGACATACTACGTTAAAAAGATATGCAGACTTTGTAGACGGGTTAGAAGCAATAGGGCAAAGATTTAGATGGAAACAAGACCCAGGCATTGGGACTCAAGCAGAGCCAGAAGAGCAAGGTATATATGAAATTACAGCAAGCGAAAGAGTAACAAGAATTAGAAATTACGAATCTGATTCTAGATCGGGTTCATTTGCACAATCTTCAAATAAAAGAACTAGATATAAAATAGAATACAAATTAGTTAGCGGTACTGACGGATTTAATCCTACTATAGGAAATAATCAATGGACAAATCAGCAAGATTGTTATACACTGGAATTGCTTGCCCCGTTTTTTATCGAAAAAAGCTTTAGCAGTACTAATCCAGGCATATGGGAAACGGAGCCCGCAGAGGCTGTAGATTTAGATATCTATTACAAAGCATCAGACTTAATATCTATTAGCAACCACGGTGATATAAACAACCTCCAACCTTATAATTTAGATTGGCATAACTGTTATTCTTTTGGTAATGGTGTAGAGTCAGACAGAATTAGAGATGATTTCAATGCACCCACTTTAGGTAATGGCCCGATAGCTTCAGCACCGTTAGATGAACCATACGCAGAAGAAAGAAAAACAACAGGGTTTATATACTCTGGGTTGTTTAATTCTATATCTGGCATAAATAATTTAAATCAATTTATACAAGCTGAATCTATAACGTTAGATATAAATCCAAGATTTGGATCTATACAAAAATTGTGGGCCAGAGATACAGATTTAATTACTTTTTGTGAAGATAAAGTATTAAGTGTGCCAGCTAATAAAGATATATTGTTTAGTGCAGCAGGAAGTACAGCAGTGACGGCAAGTAATAAAGTTTTAGGTACACCAAGACCTTATGCTGGCGAATATGGTATAAGTAAAAACCCAGAGTCTTTTGCAAATTACGGCTTTAGAGCGTACTTTACAGACAAAGCACGAGGGGCAGTACTTAGATTATCAAGTATGCCAGGTGGTGGCGGTAATGGGTTAACGCCTATATCCGAAAATGGAATGATTGATTTCTTTGCTGACAATCTTGCTACGTCAACATTATGTATTGGTGGTTTTGACGATAATAAAAAAGCTTACAATTTATACTTAGACCCACTAACAAGCGAATGGCAAAACGAATTTAAATCTAAAAGAGTGGATAGCTCGGGAGATTGGGAAGATTATATACCGCAATCTACAGTATTATCATTTAAAGAAAAAGTAACCGGGTGGGAAACTCGTAAATCTTTTGAAAACATTGAAGGATTGATATCTTTGAATAACGTATTTTATACATGGAAAGATGGCATGCTTTGGAGGCATGGTGTGCAATCTCAGCCTAGATTAAATTTTTATGGTATACAATACGATTCATCAATTAACTTTTTAATTAATGAAAGGCCTGAAGTAATTAAATCCTACAAAACACTTAATTACGCGGGATCAAAATCAAAACAATATTTATATAGTAATGCACAGTACCAAGATAAAACGGCCGCTGAAATGATTGCTATAAGCTTTATACCAACAAGTCAAACAGTATATAAAGACGGATGGTATACAGAATATTTAACTACCAATTTACAAACAGGTAATGTAAATGAATATGTAGAAAAAGAAGGTAAGTGGTTTCAATATTTAAAAGGTGATGATACTTTTTTCAATACTAATACAGATAACAATGTAGATAGTCATGACTTTTCGGTACAAGGAATCGGTAGAGGAATTGTTACAGGTGATCTTTTAAGTTCATATAATGTACATATATTTATTAATCCATCTTGTTATTTAGGAACAATTGCACCAGTTGCAAACAATATGGTATACACCGTTTCTGAAGACTGTACAACAACTTGTGCCGTATTACAATTAGATGCACTAGACTCAAATCCATAATTATGCCATTAACATTAACATATAGCTTAGTAAGTGACAATACGACGAATGGAACGTTAGGAACAATAAACCCAACTACAGGTACTGTTGTGTTTACACCCAACTCTAATTATACAGGGTCAGCGGGTAGTTTTACATATAAAGTAAATAATGGCTTTTTTGATAGTAATATAGCTACAGTAACGGTTAGTGTTTCAGACGTTAACGATCCACCTAACATAACATCCACACCTCCTGCTGGACCATTTGGCGTAGGCGATGGTTATTCTTATAATTGTTTTGCGACAGATCCAGATCACGCATCAGATCAATTAGTCTGGAGCTCAACTAACATGCCATCCAATTATAATATTATTCAGCCCGGCGTTGGTGGTCAAAACGGAGTAGTAGATGGAACTGTTCAAGGTGGAAGTGTTACATTTGATTTAACCGTAACAGATCCTGCCGGAGCAAGTGATACACAATCGATAACTATAGGTGGCATTGTACCAACAGTAGATTCTTATTTCAAATTCTTTTTTGATAGCACGGGATCTATGACCAGTACATTAGGACCACTTCAAAGAGATCTTCAAGGGTCAGGTGTTACTAACCCAGCTTTAAACAATACTTGTTTGCAATTTTACTTACAAGATTTTTTTGCTACAGGGCTTACACAATCACAAGGTAATACAGATAATGCAACTAACGGAGTTGATGGGTATAACAGTCATGTTAGTTTAGTTAGTGATCCTAGCGAAAGACCTCATTATCAATTAAATAATAGATCAAATTCAACTACCGCTGGTTTTAGTACAGTAGCTGGCGGTGATTTCCCAAATGCTACTAGTGTAGTAATAGGTGTATTTATGGACGAATGCAGCAATGTTGGTGTTCCATCAAATGGATATAGCCCAACAACAACTTCGCCGGTAACGCAGGGTGGACTACAAGATATTCAGCGTCTAGGTGCTCAGGTTTCTACATTAAATGGAACTAATAGCGGTTTTTATAGAGGATTAATGTTCCCGATTACCGCCAATGGTCAGCCTGGTGCTTTGTCCGGACTTGCTGAATTTTATAATGATGCTTTGGCTGGTACTGCTGGTACTCAAATGGCAGCCGCAACACTTAACTTAACTTATTATGCGGTGCAGCCGGCATTTACGCCTCAGCTAACTCAAACATGGAACGACGGTGAGCAGTGTAATGGCTATTATACTAAAATTGTTGTAGACAACTTATTAGCTTTAGGGTATTCAATACCAACATATGCTGGACCAAATTGCGGAGGAGGCCCTGTTACACCTTCTAATTTTTCAACAAATCTTTCAAGACCAGTAAATCCTAACTTATGGGAAACTTATGCTGACGATGAAACTGCTTGTGTAGATGGTGAAAACGATTTTAATAATGATGATACCTTCCCTGTGTACTACTTAGAGCGCGTGCCTGGGGCCACTACAGGAAGCAACTCGCAAGGTAATCCTACTATAGGTGATAGATTATATAGAACAGAACAAAGTGATGGCACCCTTTTATCTGAATTACCAAGTGGCATATATTTTAATGGTGATGCTACACAAAGCGAAGGCGTAGCAATACAATATGTATCTGGAGCTGGAATTGCAAACAATGGTATTTATGTATGTGGGGGAATACAATAAAATAAATTAATTATGGCATTAGGAAATTTTACAGTAACCGATATTAATTTCGAGGTACCCGAGTTTGTAGATATATCTACAATACAATCTGGGGCTACGATAACTATCACACCTGATAAAGGTTATGTTATTGATGCAAGCGATTTTAGTTTAAGAACGCCCATACCTTCATTAATAGATGCAAATGCTTCTGTTTTTAATCAAGCCGGTCAAAACATAGAGTTAGTGTTGGTGTTTAATTCAGAAACGATGCCTAGCAATAATTTAGAAGTTCCTATTTGTGTTGCTGGATTTGATCAGCTTATTGCAATTACAGTTAGCGGAACATGGTCTGCTTCGGTTATAAATGCCACCAGCGCTATTAATGGTGTAGTGCAAGTCTCTGGTTCATATTCTGGTAATGGAGAATTAGGAACAACAGAAGAAGTAATTTCAGATTTAAAGCTGACAGCTGATGCAAATTATTTTTTTAATACAATTCCCGTTGCAACCGTGAATACAGGTGTTGAAGCTAGCTATAGTATAATAAGAACAGATGTATACACGGGTTTAAATATAACAGAATCTAGCTTTGATGTTAGTTATACATTCCCTAGTAATAATGTAACAGGAGACTTTATAACCTTTACTGGCAACGCTATTGCTGTTCCTTCTACGCAGGTATATATCAATGCCTACTCAATGAACACATCTAATGTAAGTGCGGGTGGTGAAAATAGGTCAATAACAATTACTGGAAATACTGGCGCAAATTATACATTAAAAATAGAAAACACTGCAGGAACCGGAATCGTACTTGATGCAGCTGGTGTTATAGATTCGTCTGGTAGCGTTTCTTTTACTGCTGTATTTCCAACTGTTACAGCAGACCAAACATATGAAGTTACTTTTGGCGGAGATTTAAACCCAGCTTTAATAGGACCAACAGCGCCTCAAGATGATCAATTTTTATTAACACAAGAATTAGCAATGACACTTACTGTGTCTTTAACAAGTGCAGACCCTAATATAACTATCATAAGTGCATCGTCAAATGAAACAACACTTGTGCCTAGCCAAAATTATAGTCCACCTAATACTCAAAATATAGGATTAGAGGTTGTTGCAGCGCCGGGTTATACAATAACGCCAACTACTCCCGCTCCAACTGTTCAAGATTTTTTACCGCAAGATGAATTAAACGGTGATTTGAATGGTGGAACTTATTGGGATATACAAAATTTAAGCGCGCAAGTTGTATCAACGACTATAGATACTTATAAAGTAACCTTTGTACAAAGCTTAGTTAGCACAGGAACGAATCAAGATGTTGCGGTAAGTTTAGATGTAGATAATTTTATAACAGTTCAAACAGCGCCTGCAATACCAAGTATTTCAACAGGACCAGTACAGCTTACTTCTTCAACAGAAGTTAAAACATCGGGTGTTAACTTGGCTGAAAACGGATCGGCTATTTCGAGCAAAGGTATTTATTTAAAAGACGCAGCAGGTGGAATGATACAGCCATACCAAGCTACTCCAGCTACCGGTACTGCAGATTTCTTAATTGATATTACGGGATTAACACCATCAACAGGATATATAGCTCAAGCATATGCACAAAATAGTTCAGGTGTAGGTACAGGCGCTGATGTGGCTTTCACAACACCGTCTAATAGTCCTAGCCCAGGTGTTCCAACTGTTACAACTACACAAGCAACTAATACGACTGTCAGTAGTTTTGACACTGGAGGAAATGCTGTTTCATATAATGGAGGTACCCCCGTAGCAAATGGCATACAATTTAGTTTAATTTCTGGTGGTCCTTATCAGCAAACAGCAGGAGGCGTGCCGTCAAACGGGGCGTGGGCCCAAAGTATTACAGGGCTTACTGCGGCAACAACATATTACTACAGAGCTTATGTCCAAAATTCATTTGCAACAGGATTTGGACAAGAACTATCGGTTACAACCTCACAACTCACACCAACCCCAGGTTTAACATCTTATTTGTCAAGTACAAATTTTCAAACTAGTACTTTAAATATTTGCAGTAATTTAGCAACAAACACCTCAACGTTTCATCATGATGGCCAAGACGCCAACCCTAATGGTGGAGATTTTTGTTATGAAGATGCAAACGGTACAGTGCCTTTGGCAGACGGTATATACGTGTGGGGCGCAGAAAATTCAAGAGGTGGTTGGTATACTATTGATTCTTCTGATGGAGGTAATCAAGCTGTTGGAGATGAACCTGGCTTTTGTACAAACGGAGCAGACTTAACAGCACAAAATTGCCCGCTAGGTATAGTTAATGTTACTGCTAATTTATCAAGCGTTACTGATGCAAGCCCTCCTTATGGTAGCCCACCTATTCCAGTAACTGTAACGGGTACGGGTCAATTTTCTGGAACACCCGGAACAACGGGCACCACAAATGTAACTGCCTCGGTTGATATAGAACAAGGAGATTGGCTTGCTGGACCAACATATTCAGGTGCAAGCTTGCTAACTGGAACTGTTACCTGGACTTATGGTAGTGCAACACAAAACCTAGTGGTGGCTGTTAACGGAACTATTAGACAAGCAACAGGCAGAGGATACGTAGATATTAGAAAATCTAATGACCCTTGTTCTGAAACATCTTATAATGATAGATATTGGTACCCTACTACAGATGTTACAATATGTACAAATTCAGAAAGAAGAGCTAACAGCCCGGCATCATCAGGTACACAAGTATTTACAAGTGCACAAGGTTATAATTCGTCATGGTCTGTAGGCTCTTATGCGGTCGATGATAATGGAACAGGCTGTAACGCGGGTAATGTAAGTAATCAATCAATATCAGCTACAGGTATTGTTGGCAATCATAGTGTATGTAGCCCAACTTTATATTATGTAGAAATTAGCACCACCGCATTTTCTAGCGCTTCGGCAGCCTGTGCTTCCACTGCTCCTATAACACTCCAAGCATATTGGTGGCCTGATCCAAACGGAAGTGGGAGTGGTACACTAGAGGCTAGCGAGCCGGCTCCAGCAGGAACCACAGTCTACGATAGTGCAACAGGGCTATCGGAATTTTATGGACAAGGCTATTACTTGGGTGGAGAAAACAACACCAATCCAGATGTGTTCCAACAACAAATTAATAATCTTGGAGTAGTTTCAGATTGGCTAGACTGTTAATAAATAAATTATGGCACAAATAACAATAACTTTTCCACAACCCTTAAATGTTTCAGTACAAATAGGAGACACGGCATATTACACTAATGATGCAAGAGGAACTGTTCTTGTAGAAATGGGTGAAATAACAAATGTAACTGTAAATTCTATAACGTGCGAAATAGGGGCTGGCACTATAAGGCCTACACAAACGAGCTTTATATTATTCAGTAAAGATAACAAAGCAAACTTAACATCTGTATTAGGCTACTACGCAAATGTACAATTTAGAAATGATTCTACCGACTACGCAGAATTGTTTGCGGTTGGTAGTGAAATTGTTGAAAGTAGCAAATAATACGTAATAATAATATATAAAACAATAGATTATGGCAGTACCAGTAATGGGTGCTATTCAAGGCTTAGCCGGTATTGCTGGCGGAATCATTGGTAGCAAAAAAAGAAAACAAGAACAGAGAGCAGCTCAGAGAGAATATAACCAAACGAAGGAACGTATGCAAAATGCAGATACGTCTAATTTGTATGCTAATCAAGAAAATGTTTATGAAGATTTAACAGTAAACACACAAGAGGCGGACTATATAGCTGCGCAGCAAAACCAAGGCATGGCAAATACAATGGACGCATTGCAGCAGAGTGCTGGTGGTTCTGGTATAGCGGCTTTGGCACAATCAATGGCAAATCAGCAAACCTCTAATGCTGAGGCAGCTTCTGTAAGTATTGGCCAACAAGAAGCATCTAATCAAGCTGCAGAAAGACAAATGGCTGGTCAATTAAAACAACAAGAAATACAAGGCGCATACCAATCGAGAGCTGCTGAAAAAGATAAAGTAGACACGATGTTTGGTATGGCTCAACAAAGATTAGGCGCGGCTAATGCTGCTAGACAACAAGCGACATCCTCTATAATAGGTGGAGTTACAGGTTTAGCGGGCGCTGCAGCAGGAGCTGGAGTAGGAACTGGAGGTTTCTCTATGGAAAAACTAATGGGAGGTTGATAAATAAAAATATAATATGGCAAACGAAGCATTAATACAAGGCGAAGGACAATTAAGACAATCTCAAGGATTTTTTGATATTGCTAAAGCCGTAGAGTCGGGGATAACTACGGGCATGAACCCAGGCACAGTTAAAAAGAACAATCAGATTCAAAGACAAGTGAATAGCTACATGTCTAATTTGAAAACTGATATGGACTTTACTGGATTTTCTTCACAAGAGACTGCTAGTATGCGTGATTTTTTGTTACAAGAAAGAAATAAATATGCCCAAGCCGCAAAAGAAGCTGCTAAGTTTGAGGACACTACCGATCCAAGATACATGGAATACGTAGATATAATGCAAGGTGTTAATAATTCATTTACTAATTTAGCTGCGCAATTAAAATCTTACAAACAAGGTAAAGCCCAATACGCTAAAGATCAATTAGATGGAACAATATCTTTAGGTAATGACCCTGTAATGAATGGCGATGCTGCCACGATGTATGGATTTATTGATGCAGATGGTGATGGCAGAAATGACGGCGGGGTAAATGCACCTTTTATAATACAAGAAGGTGGCAACTTAGGCTTTAATATTAATGATCAAGTACTTTCTTATACTGACGCGCCTCAACCATTTTTAAAAGATTATAAATTAGCATCTAGTATAATAAGTAAAAATGAAACTATATATAATAACGCGGCAAGAGGCGGACAATGGAATCCTTATACGCAAAACGCATATAGATTAGAATTACAAAATTCTTTTCAAAATGATGATACCTTAAAATCTATCTTAGCTGACTTTGAAGGCGAATTACCTACTAGTGATATACAAGACAAACTTGATAATGGTTTTTATCCAAATGGTTTTGATGACGTTCTAGGTGATAACGGCGAAGTAATTAGCGCAGGCGCAAGAACTGATTTAATTAATAGAATGGTTAAAGCAAGAGAAGATGTATGGAAAAATGGTAACGCAGCATATAAGAAAAAATATCCGCCAGCAGGAACTGATGGTGATGATTCTTTTAAATTAAGCGGTACCCAGATAGCAAGAAACCAAGATGAAAGTGTAGGCCTCCAAGCGTATATTAATGATCCCAATCTATCGGGGCAAAGAGAATTTACTTACATAGTTAGAAGCCCTAAGTCTTTTTCTTCTACTACAGCAAAGAAATATAAAATAATGAAATCTGCAGATGGCCAAGTTTTTCTCTATCTGGATGATGGTCGACCATATGCAAAAAAAGATGATAATGGTAAGACAATAAACTTATTTACACCGGAATTAGCAAAGGAAATGTTTAATATAGATTTATCACAATAAAATAAAATAATATGCCAGAATACATAACTAGTAATGGCTCTGTGCTTTCAGAAGCACAAGTTGCAGAAGATATGGCTTTAGTTGAATTTACAGATTTACAATCTTATTTAGATTTTGCTGGACTAGAAGTAAAGGGAAACGGGGTTGCGGAGACGGATGCGTCTGTAGCTCTAGAGAACAATCAAGCGTCCGATGGGGATTCCAATTCGGAAAATACTTTATTGG